GCTGCGACTGCTTCGTATACGAATAATGGTTCATTCGGCTTGAACGTCCTTCGTGCAGATCAGCAGAACAAAGCAGGAAACGTCACACTGCATTCCTCTGGCAATGTCAATCGTGTCGATGCTGATGTTCATGCAATCGCAAACGATGCGGACGCCGCCACGGAGCTGAAGGGTGCGCTCCTTCACAATGGCACGGACTACATCAGCGCGGAACTTCTATCGCCTGTGTCAGCTGCAACGAGCGTTCACATTGGTCCTTATCAACTCCTGGCTGATGGCCTCGGAGCAGACCAACCGCTCGACGTCAATGTCGGCACAGCGACCAGCATCGATGTCCAGGTCACAGACGCGAACGGCACTGGAATCGACATCACTGGTGCGACAGTCAGCGCAAAGGTATACAACAGCGGTGGAACACTCGTCGCAACGTATGCGGGCACTGCGACGTATGCGGACAATGGGCGACTGTCATTCGGCTTGACAACTACAGTGACAGCGACGTCAGGCACGTACACCGTGACCGTGACCAGAACAACGGGTGCGACGGATACGCAGATATTTGGACCGCTGCGACTTTATGTGAGGCCAGTATGAGTGTGAACATCCTACAGATAACCGAAGACCCGGAACAGGTCACGCAGATCGCGGCCTGGACTGGAGACTGGCACACGTACGTGGTCAGACTCGTCGATGAGAACGGCTCACCGATTGACATCACTACAGGCACGCTGAGCGCCACGTACACGAACGCTGCCACAGGCGTGGCATATAGTTTCGTCACTGGTTCTGTGACGCTCACAAAGTCATTGTCGTCACAAGGTATCGTCACGATTCTGAACCCGGCTGCATACCCGACAGCAGCTGTGATTCGTCTGACATTGTCGCTCACTGTGTCGACTACGGTGCGACGCTTCGGTCCACTGCTCATCGAGGTACTTGCACCGTGACCGTCAAGGTCGACCTGTCTGGCTTCGACGACGCAGAGGAGCGTTTTCGCATGTTGGCTGTATTTCTCCAGAGGGCGGTAAAGGCTTCGTATACCGGAATGATCGCATCGATGACTGGTCAGAAGTCCGGTCGTATTTACAAGATTCCCGGGACAAAACGGACATATCAAGCATCCGCGCCTGGACAAGCACCAGCAGCGCCAACTGGATTCCTGCGGACATCGATCACAATCTCGCCGGTCAATAAATACGAATACGTCATCAGCATCTCGGCGCCATACGGGAAGATTTTGGAGTTCCAAATGAATAGACCGTTCGCGATTCCTGCATCCGAAAAGGCATGGGCGGTGTTTACTGGCGTGGTGAGGAAGTACTTCAATGGTTGAATCACTGGTCGTCGACGAGTGGATTTACGACACGCTCACAGCTGACGCCACGCTCCAGGCATTACTGGCGGTAGACAACCGGGCGCCTTCGTACCAGCAAGGTATCTACCTATACTTTGCTCCTGAGAAGGACCCGATCAGTCTGCGACAGCCACAGGTGCCATACATCGTGGTTCGTCATTTAGACGCCGGCCAGACCGACACCACATCGGTGTGTGGTGGCCGCATCGTGACCACGTCAAGCCATCAGGTGTGGTGCTGGGACACGCAGTCTGGTGCAGTCTCGATGGCACGCATCAAGGGCATCGTGGACCGCATTGACACGCTGTTGAATCAGCAGTCGGTAAACTCGACCACTCCTGTCTTTTTCCTGAATCGCTCGAGCGTCAGCTCATCGATAGACGTGTCCCAGGATGGACGCGTCGACAATGGCATAGCTCAAGTCTATGTCGCCACAATAACACCATAGAGGTATCTTTCACATGGCCCGTCCACTACTTGCAAAAGACGTCACACTGACGATCACTTTCACCGCTGCCGCCTTAACTGGTGACACGACTGCACTCCCGGCAACGACTGCGACTTCGGTTCAGTGCCTGGCAAAGTCGTTCTCGACAACAATCACACAGAACATGGTCAACGCCACGGCACTCTGCGCTGTCTTTGAGGCGTCAATGCCAACGACACAGGCTGGCACCGTCAACCTCGAGCTGTATATCGACAACACCGTCGGACCATTGTTTCAGAGCAAACTCGGATTCGGGTGTGAGATTGATGTCGACCTCGATGGCGCTGCTTCTGTTGCTGGCAATGTTGTTAAGTATTTTGGTATGGTCACAGAAGCAGGCTTAAGCCTGACTCCGGAAGAAACACAGACTGAGACCGCGACCATCAAACTAGGCGTGTCGGGAATCACTGGTCTGTCAGGATCATAATTTGAGTAATTCAATCTTTGACAACATCCCAAAACTCGAAGGAAGGCCGAACCATTCGGTAGACATCGAGAGATTCATCGGTGCGCCAGGTTCATTCACATTCCGTGAACCGAAGGCATCCGACCTGTTCCCTCGACCTGAAGTCGAGAAGATGTTAAAGATTGCTTTTCCAGAGTTCCCTGCACAAATGCTCCAGATATTGATGATCATGGCACGGTGTTATGTGACTCAGCCTGGAGACGGTGAAATAAATCCAGCGCGTCGCTTCGCACAGCTGGCCCGTGACCGGTCCGACATCTACCTCTTTGTTGTCGGACAGTTCGCGGCAGCGTTCCCGATTAATATCGAGGAAGCGGTAGACGAAGTCCCAAACGACTAAACGGGGTGGCGCAAAAGATTCTCTACAACAGTGTGAGACATCTCAAGCGTCATCCCCGTGAGACCGATTTGACACTCGATGAATTTGCCGAAGTCGCATGGGCTGGTGAAGTCTGGGAAAATCAGATCGTTGAGATTGTCAAGGCCGTCATGTCGGTCCTGGCTAAAAGGACACTCTAATGGCGCTTGGCATATTCGACATCATCTTTAAAGTTTCAGGCGCTGGTGATGCTGTCCAGTCGCTGAGGAACATCAAGACAGAAGCGAAGTCGACAGCTGATGGTCTTGATAAAACTAAGCAGTCGACTGACGCACTTGGTAAGCAGTTTCAAGGTCTTCTCGCAGGAGCTGCTGTCGCCGGTTTTGCTAAAGGTGCAATCGATGCAGCTGTGTCATTCGACTCAATGCAGCGTGCACTGGCCACGACTGTAGGTTCCACCGAAGAACTCAATGCACAGATGGACCGTTTGCGTAAAGTCGCACTTTCCCCAGGCATTGACCTAAAACAAACAGTCTCTGGTTTTATCAATTTGAAGGCTGCAAAGTTTACTACGAAGGAAGCAGAGGACGGTTTGCGAGGCATCGGTAATGCTGTCGCATCTGTCGGAGCACCAGCGGAAACTGTTGGTCGTGTTGTCACAGCCATCACACAGATGGCCAATGGACTACAGGTCAATCAGGAAGAACTTAACCAGTTACGTGAAGCACTGCCAAACTTCGGAATGATTCTAGAGCGGACGTTCGGAACAACGAACACCGATAAAATCAAAAACATGGGATTGTCTGCAAGAGAAGCTGCAAAGCAGATCCTAGTCGGCTTTGGTAAAGGTCCACAGGCAACGGCTGGAATGCAGACAGCGATTGACAACCTGAACGACACATTCCAGGCTCTAAAGGAAACAGTCGGTGAATTACTGTTTAAGATGTTCAGTGGGTTTGGTCCTGCATTGACGAGTGCAATGGAAACAGTGACGAAGGCCATCAGAGGAATCAGCGAACAGGGTTCAGTACTAAACAAAGTTTTTCAGGTGTTCCTGGCGTTTGGACTCGCTGCCGTCGTTGTTGATCTAGCCTTAAAGTTTGGCATTTTCATCGATGCTGTTATGAAGGCAATCGTGGCAGTTCGCGCTCTTGGAATGACAGGACTTATTGCAAAGGCATTCATTTCACCTGAAGCGGCAATCGCTTCGGCTATCGCCGCTGCTGGTCTGGCTGTTGGTGCAGCTGTTATCTTCGATCAAGTTATGAAGGGTATAAATACCAAGACTAAGATCGAAGGCACAGGCGGAGCAGCTGCGGGATTGACACCACCAACCACAACAGAAATTGGTAAAGCAGCAGAGACAGCTGCTGGTGCTGCAAAGTCTACCGAAGGCAAGGGCGGCGGTCTAATCAATACCATGGTGGACATCGCGGCATATGCAGCCAGGATGCAAGCGGCATTCGTGGACATGGCGAAGAGCATGGAAGGTCATCTGTTCGAGATCGCGAAGAACACAGGGTCCACTCGAGATCTGCTTGACCTTCGGAAACAGACATTCGGTGGCGGACGCCTAGGCGCCATCGGTGTCACGGCTTCGGAACTTAATGCTGGAAACAATGCGACGAACCAGGGTGGCGTCGGCATCATTCCACAGACACTGATTCCTGCTTCGACCGACCTCGAGCGAGCGATGCGGAAGATGATGATCCAGCAAGGTCGACAGAATCTCGTCACTGAGATGAGGAGAATCTAAT